ACTCTGATTTATACACTGATGAAGATCCTAAAGGAACTATTCATGGACTTGGTTTTAAGGATGTCGCAACAGCGAAAGCGAGTGTGGCAAAAATTAGGAAATCAAGTCGATCACATGCTCATAAAATTCAAGCAGCGATTGCTATGGAGCAAAGAGCAAGAGTGATGGGTAAAACCTCTGAAGCAGCTGTCTATAGAAAATTCATCAACTCAATGAAAAAGAAAACTAAACAAATGAATGAAGGCACACTTCATAAATGGTTCAAGGGTTCAAAATCTAAGGATGGTAAAGGTGGATGGGTTAATGTGGTTACAGGTGGAACCTGTGCTAGTGATGAACCAGGTGAGGGAACACCTAAATGTGTTTCTTCTGCAAAAAGAGCAAGTATGAGTAAGAAAGAAAGATTATCTGCAGCGAGAAGAAAGAAAAAGGCAGATCCAAATCAGCAATCTAAAAGAGGTGCTGCAAAACCAACTTATGTTTCAACTGACAAACCTAAAAAGAAAATGAAAGAAGAATTTATCTCATTACCGCTTCAACTTGAAGTTCCACAAAATGATGGAGAGTTCAAATTAGGTCTGATGTTCCGTGAGAGTTTGGAAAAAGATCGTGGTATGCTCTTCGTATTTGAAAACACTGATATCCATTCATTTCATATGAAGAATACTTTCATACCTCTTGATATTGCGTTTATAAACGAAGAAGGTATCATTGAAAGTATCAAAGAATTAGATCCACAAAACCCAATTCCAGTGTATCCTGATGGTGAGATAAGATATGCAATTGAAGTAAATCGTGGTTGGTTTGCAGAGAATGGAATAGAAGTAGGAGACATTATTTTAGAAGATACAGAGGAAACAGAAATAGATCTTACAGAAGTAAAAGATAAGAAAGGAAAGGGTAGTGGTACAAAAGATGCTTGCTATCATAAAGTAAAATCTAGATATTCAGTTTGGCCAAGTGCATATGCATCAGGTGCATTAGTTAAGTGTCGTAAAGTAGGTGCTGCAAACTGGGGTAACAGTCGTAAGGAAGAGGTAGAGTATGAGGTAAATGAACAGATGACTAAAAAAGAGGCACAAGATAGATTCATAAAAGCCACAGCCAAAGTAATAAACAATCCACCAGGTTTAATAAGTAAAATGTTACCTGGTGGAAAGAAGCGTGAAAAAGAATATTTTGATACTGTGAAAAAAAGCGTTGAAAAAATAAAAACATTTAAAAAAGAACATTATGATTGGAGATCAACTCTAGATGAAAAGTGTTGGCCAGGTTACGAAAAGAAAGGAATGAAAACTATGTTTGGGAAGAGGTATCCAAACTGCGTAAAAAAGTCAAAGAAGAAGAAGTAAAGGATGCTTCTTCTGTATTACAAGAAAAAACAAAATTAAAGAATACTAATTACGGTCCTGCTGTTGTATATCAGGATAAAGAAAAGGATGTACCTGCTAAAGTAAGAAAAATGATGACAGGTGGAGATGGCACTGCTTATATGGGTGAAGCAACAATGACTCCTGCTCAAAAGAGAAAGGATACAATGTTGAAGAAAAAATATGAAAAATCTGATGATATGATGAAAAGTTTCAAAGACCAATATGGTAAAGAAAAGGGTGAAAATGTTTTTTATGCTTACATTAGAAAAAAATCTATGGAAGAGGAAAATATTCAGGAAATATTAGATAAAAAAGATATACCGCACGTTAAAAAATTAGTTGGAAAATTAAGAAGTGGTTCCAAAACACATGCAAAACAAGCAGATGATTTGGAAAAGGCATTAAAAGAAGAACCACTTACTAAACAAAGTTTAGATAAAAGAAAACAAGCACAATCAGATGTAGAGAAGACAATGAATAAACAAGATTCATTTACAACTACAAATAAAAAAGATGGTAAAATGACATCTATAAGTGTTACTGGTGGAAAAAGGAAAGATTTATTACAAAAACAATTAAGGGTATCAGGCACGGGTGTTGAAATGGATGCTGATGGTTTAGTTCCTAATGTTGGTGCTGTTGTGCAGAAAAAGGCAGAAAAAGGCATGAATATTGCTAAAAATACTATGGATAAAAATCCTGATAAATTTTCAGATAAACAAAGAAAGGATTTTAAAACTGCTGATAGTTATTTGAAAAGTGGTGAAATAGAAAAAAATATACAGAAACAGATACCAGGATCACAACAATTTAGACTTGATATTGCTGCAGATGAAGTAAACTTAGATGCTCAAAAATATAAACCTAAGAAAAATCAGGGTTTTATGAAATTAGGAGTTCAAAAAGAGGACATCAGTGATGAGGCACTAAATATTCAAGATTGGAATTCAGATGACATCAAATTTACAGAAATAGAAACAGTGGACATTATTAAACCAAAACCATTAAAACCATCTCCATCTAACTGGAGAGAAGATTTAGGTGAAGATTGGCAAAAAGTAAATCGTAAAGATAAGACTGATGGTTTAAGTAAAAAGGCAGTCAAGGCATATCGTCGTGAAAATCCTGGTTCTAAATTACAAACTGCAGTGACAACTAAACCATCTAAATTAAAGAAAGGTTCTAAATCTGCAAAGAGAAGGTTATCATTCTGTAGAAGAATGAAAGGTATGAAGAAGAAACTTACTTCTGCAAAGACAAGAAGAGATCCTGATTCAAGAATCAACAAGGCACTTAGGAGGTGGAATTGCTGATGAAAACATTTAAACAATTTATATCTGAAGTGGTTCAGAAGATGAGTTCTATGAAAGAGTATGGTGATAAATCCGAAGATCCTACCAATTTTTTAAGAAATAAGGAAAAAGAAAAAATTGAGTTTAAAAAGGGTACTAAATTTAAACTTCCTTTAGATTTAGTAAAAAAATAAAAACAACATAAATAATCAATAAAAGTTTAGAATAATGATCACATTAATTAAAGGTACTGAAGCAGCGTGTGGCACAGATGCTGCAGGTGCATCCACCTTTGGTAGTGCTACAGCAGTTCGACTTGTTAATAATGGTGGCACTGCTAGATTAGTCACTGTCATTGATTCTGTTGGAGGATCTACTACAATCGGTACTTTTACAATGCCAGGTAACACTGTAGAAGTTGTAGAGAAAAAATCAACTGAAGCAATCTTCGCAGCAAACGCTGCTGTATTAGGTGCAGCTGTAGGTTACACAATAAGTTAATAATTCAATTATATAATGAGTGAAGTTTATCTTGGTAATCCTAACTTAAAGAAGGCAAATACCCAGATTGAATTTACACAAGAGAATATTATTGAGTTCTTAAAGTGTAAAGACGATCCAGTTTATTTTGCAAATAATTATATAAAAATAGTATCTCTTGATGAGGGACTAGTTCCGTTTAAGCAATATCCTTTTCAGAAAAAATTAATTAAAAATTTCCATGAGAACCGTTTCAATATATGCAAGATGCCTCGGCAGACTGGTAAGTCAACAACGGTTGTATCATATTTACTCCATTATGCAATATTTAATGATAATGTTAATATTGCTATACTTGCAAACAAAGCTTCTACAGCCCGTGATTTACTAGGTAGATTACAACTTGCATATGAAAACTTGCCAAGATGGATGCAACAGGGTATTATATCTTGGAATAAGGGTTCATTAGAAATAGAAAATGGATCGAAAATATCTGCTAATTCTACATCATCATCTGCTGTTCGAGGTGGATCATACAATGTTATATTTCTTGATGAGTTTGCGTTCATTCCAAATCACATTGCAGATGATTTCTTTGCATCTGTATATCCAACAATAACTTCAGGTCAAAAAACAAAAGTTATAATTGTATCTACACCACGAGGTATGAATCATTTCTACCGAATGTGGCATGAAGCAGAAAGAGGAAAAAATGAATATATTCCAACTGATGTTCATTGGTCAGAAGTTCCTGGTCGTGATGAAGCATGGAAAGAATCTACGATTGCTAACACTTCTGAGCAACAATTTAAGGTAGAATTTGAGTGTGAGTTCTTAGGATCTGTTAATACGTTAATAAATCCTGCAAAACTTAAAAATTTAGTTTATGAAAATCCAATACAAAAAAATGCAGGATTAGATGTTTACGAAGTACCTATAAAAGATCACAATTACTTAATCACAGTTGATGTTGCTCGTGGATTAGGTAATGATTACTCTGCATTTATTGTTTTTGATATAACAAATTTTCCTTACAAAGCAGTAGCAAAATATCGAAATAATGAAATCAAACCAATGTTATTTCCAAGTATTATTGATGATATTGGTAAAGCATATAATAAAGCATTCATATTATGTGAGGTAAATGATATCGGAGACCAAGTTGCATCCATACTTAACTATGATTTGGAGTATGATAATTTACTAATGTGTTCACAGAGAGGGCGGGCAGGTCAAGTTGTTGGTGCTGGATTTAGTGGTAAAAGATCTCAACTAGGTGTAAGAACAACACAAGCTGTTAAGAAATTAGGTTGTTCAAATCTGAAGACACTGTTAGAGGATGATAAAATTTTAATTATTGACTATGACATCATATCTGAGTTGACTACTTTTTCTCAAAAGCATAACTCATTTGAGGCAGAAGAGGGATGTAATGATGACTTGGCAATGTGTTTAGTTATATTTGCATGGTTAGTTGCACAGGATTACTTCAAAGAAATGACTGATAATGATGTAAGAAAGAGAATATATGAAGAACAAAAGAATCAGATAGAACAGGACATGGCACCTTTTGGATTTATGTCTGATGGAATGGATGATACCACGTTCGTTGACAAAGATGGTGACTTATGGCATACTGATGAATATGGTGATCGTTCTTATATGTGGGATTATATGTGATGGACTTGACTGCAAGAAACGTAATTAATTCTTTATCTGAAATTGCTCCTTACATTGAGGCAGATGGAGGATTTGTAGAATTTGTTGAAATAGAGGAAGAAACAAACTACGTCAAAGTGCGATTAGGCGGTGCTTGTACGAGTTGTGCAATGAGTGCTATGACACTTAAACAAGGGATTGAGAATAAAATTATGCAAGATATTCCAGACTGTAATGGTGTAATTCAAGTTCTCTGATGGATTTTGATGAACAATTAGAAGAAAGTCATTTTGTATTTACAGAGAGAAAGTGTCGAGTTTGTGGAAAAACTAAAGATTTGATAGATGGATTTTACTTAATAAGAAAAAATAAAAGTATTCAATCATCATATTCATATGAATGTAAAACTTGCACAATAAGTAGAGTAAAAAAATCTAAAAAGAAGATAAGTAACAAGTGGGAATACCCTGATTGGTAGTTCATGCACGGTTTCCCCGATGAAAATGGTCTTTTTCATAAATAATCTTAGAAAAAATTTCCTGAGATCGGAGAAACAAGATGCCTCTAAATTTAGCATCTCCTGGTATCCAAGTTAGAGAAGTAGACCTTACCATTGGTAGAGTAGACCCAACAAGTGGCTCTATTGGTGCGTTAGTCGCTCCATTTACTAAAGGACCTGTGGAGGAACCACAACTCATCGAGAGTGAGGAGGATCTATTACAAACTTTTGGACAACCTTATTCAGTAGATAAGCACTACGAATATTGGATGGTTGCATCATCATACTTAGCATACGGTGGAACAATGCAAGTTGTTCGTGCTGATGATTTTAACACACAAACAGGTGTTGGATTAAAAAATGCTTTTGTAGGAACTGCATCAAGTATAAGAATCAAGAGTGATACTCATTATAATCAACTAGGTTATGATGAAAATACTATCACTGGTGTAACTGTTGCTGCAAAAACACCTGGTACTTATGCGAATGGAATCCTAGTTTCAATAATAGACGCAAAAGCAGACCAAATATTAACTGTGTCTGGAATTTCAACAGTTGGACTAGCGGTTACACAAACTGCTGCTGGTAGAATTGTTGCTGGTGCTGGTGGAACAAGTGTCCTTGATGGTTACATCAAAGGAGTTGTTACCGAAGTTGGCACTGGAACAATTAGTGTTAAGACTCTTGCCCATGTATCAACCGCTGGTACAGTTACAAACGTAGATTATCAGAATGGTGGTGTTTATAATTTCGCAACTGGTGCTATTGCAGCATCAGCAGCTGGAACAAACATTGGAGGAACTGTTCAAGCAGTTACTGCAGTTACAGACTGGTTTGAGTCACAAGAAATTGTATTAACATCTAAAGATGCCAATGGTAACAATAACAAACTAGAGTGGGATCAGTTAGCTGATGCACCTGGCACTTCAACATACGCTGCTTCAAGAGGTGGACGTTTTGATGAGGTTCATGTTGTTGTAATTGATGATAAAGGATTAGTTACTGGTAATACTGGAACAATTCTAGAAAAACATCTTAATTTATCAAAAGCAAAAGATGGTGAGTACTCAGTTGGATCAACATCGTACTGGAGAAAATATCTTGCAACAAATTCACAATATATCTATGGTGGAAGTGCTCCTGCTGGTATAACAACAACAGGATTTACAGGTGGATCTGCAACTGCTGTTGGTAGTTTAGATACAGATAGTGGTTGGGATCAAGACGCTGAGAATGTAAACTTCGGAGTTTCTGGTGTATTCACTGGTTCACTTGATGGTGGAAAAAATTACGGTGGAAAATCAGACTACACAACAGTCGGTGCATTAAATTCAGGTGTTGATGATATCATTAGCGGTTATGAATTATTTGCAAATACAGAAGAGGTTGAAGTAGACTTCATATTGATGGGTGCTGCACATCATGTAAAAGAGGAGTCACAAGCAGTTGCTGAAAAATGTATTGCAGTCGCTGAAGCAAGAAAGGATGCAGTCGCATTTATCTCACCTTATCGTCAAGCATTCTTGAATGATAGTATTGCAGGATCTGTAACTGTAAACAACATAGATACAGTCACGGAAAATGTTGTAAGTTTCTTTGCACCAATCACATCAACCACATTTGGTGTATTTGATAGTGGTTACAAATATATGTTTGACCGCTTTAACAATACATTCCGCTATGTTCCATTAAATGGTGACGTTGCTGGATGTTGTGCAAGAACTGATATTGAGCAGTTCCCTTGGTTCTCTCCTGCAGGTACTGCGAGAGGTTCAATACTAAACTCAGTAAAACTTATCTACAATCCAGGTAAGAAGCAGAGAGACATTCTATACTCGAATAGAATCAATCCTGTCATCTTATCGCCTGGTGCTGGTATTGTTCTCTTTGGAGACAAAACAGGATTTGGTAAGTCTTCAGCATTTGATCGTATCAACGTTCGTAGATTGTTTATCTTCCTTGAAGATGCAATCTCAGCAGCAGCGAAAGATCAACTTTTTGAGTTCAATGATGAACTTACAAGGACAAACTTTGTAAATATTGTTGAACCATTCCTTAGAGATGTTCAAGCAAATCGAGGAATATTTGATTTTGTTGTTATATGTGATGAAACTAACAACACTGCAGCAGTCATTGATTCAAATGAATTTGTTGCGGACATCTTCATCAAACCAGCGAGATCAATTAACTTCATTGGTCTAACCTTCGTTGCCACCAGAACTGGTGTTGCATTTGAAGAAGTAATTGGTTCCGT